TACAAGGAGATGCTACAGGATGGTGTCTGCCCAGAGCAAGCACGTATGGTACTGCCAGGTAGCACAATGACTGAGTGGTATTGGTCAGGTAGCCTTGATGCCTTTGCTGATATGTGTGTACTTAGATGTGCTTCTGATACACAACAGGAAACACAAGAGGTAGCCAATCAGATCAGTGTAAAGATGCACAAACTATTTCCCGTGTCGTGGATGGCACTATGTAAAGGAAGAAACAATGAGTAAAGATGCAGGACTGATAGGCGTAGAACAAGTAGAAGAACACGAAGACGGTGGTGCAACTTACAAGTTTCACATGGATGCACATGCCCGTGGGCTACTGGCAGAGGAAGGCTTGAGGTTAGTGCTCTACTGTGCAGCAGCTAAGATGGATATGCAGTTGGTGTATGACTTCATAGAGGATCACATTAAGTACAATAAAGATGAAAGGTTTGATGAGTATGGAAACTACGGTGAGAACAATCCTCCCGTTTAATTGTAAAGGAAAAATAAAATGGTAGAATTAAAAGACCTATTCAAAGAGTTAAAGATGTGGGAAGATAAACTGAAAAGCCCTATCTTAAAAGAGTATGAACGTAAACTCATTCAGTGTGAGATTGCGTATGTGCAGAAAGAGATACAAGATAAACAATACTATAAACAAAAGCTAAAAGAAAACGCCTAGAAGTATTAAGAGGAGGCACGAACATGATGGAACTAGCATTGATCCGTACTCTTATGGATAAAGAGTTCTATGATAATCACAAAGGCATCCGTTGCCCTGATAAGATATTCACCAAGGATGTGCGTAAGATAAAGCAAACGCTAGACTACGCTATGAATACCTACGAGAAGACTCTGACTCCCTCAGAGCTAGAGGCTTTGTTCTATGCTGGCAATAGTAGTATGACTACAGCTAACAAAGAATCGTATCGTGATTTGTTTCACAAGATAGCTAAGGAGAATCCGCTTAACAAAGAGATAGCCAATGACGTACTGTCTAAGTTATTTCAACAGGTAGTAGGAGAAGAGATAGCCAACCTTGGTTTTGACTATGTGAATGGTACACAGAATACACTAGAGCCGTTGCGTAATCTGATACGTGATTACCAAGATGACTTCATGCCTAACCTTAAGATTGATTGGGATGACATGGACATCAACACCCTGCTTAAAGCTAACGACATTCAGTCGCAGTGGAAGTGGAACATATCATCGCTGCGCCGTAAGGTGGAAGGTATTAGTGGTGGACATTTAGTTGTTGTAGGTGCTCGTCCTAACACAGGTAAGACAAGCTTTCATGCTAGCGCTATCGCAGGTCCAGATGGCTTTGCCCATCAAGGTGCTAAGTGCATCATCCTATGTAATGAAGAAAGCTATGAACGTGTAGGTGCAAGATACCTCAGTGCCGCCACAAGCATGAGCATGGAAGAGGTAAAGGCTAACATGGCACAGGCTGGCCTACGCTATGAACCAGTACGTAAGAACATCTTTGTAAAGGACAGCACAGGTAAAGACATGTCATGGGTTGAGGCTGTAGTAAAAGCATACCAGCCTGACATAGTAGTACTAGACATGGGCGACAAGTTCGCTAATAAGACAAGCGATAAGTCTGATGTATATCTTAAAGAGGCAGCTATATATGCACGTAACATAGCCAAGCAATATAAATGTGCAATCATATGGATGTCACAATTAAGTGCTGTGGCTGAAGGTGTAGTGCGTGTAGATCAGTCTATGCTAGAAGGCAGTAAGACAGGTAAGGCAGCAGAGGCTGACTTGATGATTCTCATCTCTAAGAACAGAGTTGTTGAAGGACAAGATGATGAAGAGAGTAATCAACGCCACCTTAACATAGCTAAGAATAAACTTAAAGGTGGATGGCATGGTGTAGTACACTGTGAGTTAGACGGTGAGCGGAGTCAGTACCTTGCGTAATGTATTAGATGTAGAGAACACAATCACAAAGCGTGGTGGTAAGACTTTACTAGATCCGTTTGAACCAGGAAACCATTTAGTGCAGGTTGGTATACTTGATGTAGACAACTGGAAGAACGAGAACATCTTTACGTTGGATCATGTAGAGTATAAAGATAATAGTGGTGTGGCAAAGAAGACCATACAAACTATACTAGACATGACTACGCTTCTCATTATGCACAACGCACAGCACGATCTTATGTGGCTGTGGGAGTGTGGCTACAAGTATGACGGTGAGATATACGATACCATGTTAGCAGAATACTTGCTTGTACGTGGACAGAAAGAACCACTAAGCTTAGAGGCGTGTGCTGAACGCAGACAGCTAGACTTTCAGAAGGATGACACACTAAAGAAATACTTTAAAGAAGGGTACAACACAAATGAAATACCTATCAGTGATCTTAGCTTTTATCTTAGGCATGATCTGCTCACAACTCGTGAGTTGTTCATCCATCAAGAGCATGACTTTGCCCAACCAGAGTCAGCCTCACTCCACCCCGTCAGAGAAGTCACCTTCAACACCTGTAAAACCCTCACAAGAATGTACATGTCAGGGTTCAGGGTGGATAACACCGCCCTTGAAGTAGTGCGTAAGGAGTTTGAGAATGAGAAAGCAGAAATTGAAGACAGGCTGCAAAGAAAAGTGAGGGAGCTTATGGGATCTACACCTATTAATCTTAACTCGCCTGAACAAATGTCTCAAGTTGTGTTCTCTGTTTCAGTCAACAACAAAAAAGAATGGGTAGATCTGTTCAACTATACAGATACACAAGAAGAATTTAAAGCTGCTGTTAAGGCTAACACTACTATGTTATACCGTACAAAAGCATACACCTGCCCGACCTGCAATGGGGAAGGCAAGACGTATAAACTAAAGAAGGACGGCACACGTTACGCCAGACCTAACAAATGTAAGGACTGTGATGCACGTGGCTACCAGCTAAAGAAAACAAATGTAGTTGCTGGTCTATGCTTCGCTGCACCAAGCAAGAAATGGGTGAGCGCAAATGGATTCAGTACAAGTAAAGAAAACCTTGACATACTTATATCAACTGCTAAGAATAATAACATGGATACCGCTGTGGAGTTTCTCACTGATGTTAAAAGGCTTTCTGCTATTTCTGTGTATCTTAGTAGTTTTGTTGATGGTATTTCCATATTCACCAAAGCAAACACAGGAATGCTGCACGTTGGGCTTACCCAGCATGTCACCAGTACAGGTAGATTTTCTGGACGCAATCCCAATATGCAGAACATGCCTAGAGGAGGAACCTTTCCAGTAAAGAGAGTATTCGTATCAAGATGGACTAACGGTAAAATAATGGAGGCAGACTTTGCACAACTTGAATTTCGCACGGCAGCGTTCTTGGCCCAAGACGAAACAGCAATGCAGGAAATTGCAACAGGCTTTGATGTACACAGCTACACAGCAAAGGTTATCACAGATGCAGGTGAACCCATGTCTAGGCAAGAAGCAAAGGCACACACCTTCGCTCCTCTCTTTGGGGCGACAGGATACGGTAGATCAAAAGCAGTTGCTGCATACTATGAACACTTCACAGAGAAGTACAAAGGCGTAGCAGCGTGGCATAAGAAGCTAGCGAGTGAGGCTATAAGACTAAACAAAATAACTAACGTCAGCGGTAGACAGTACGCGTTCCCTGATGTATCACGTAGGTCTAACGGTAGCATTACACACTTCACTATGATAAAGAATTACCCAGTGCAAGGCTTTGCTACAGGCGATGTAGTTCCTGTCGTGCTGGTTGAAATAGAACGCAGACTTGCAAACATGCAGTCCTGTTTAGTTAACTCTGTGCACGATTCAGTGGTAATAGATGTACACCCTGATGAAGTGGAAGTAGTAGTACAAACTATTAAGGATATGAACGAAGACTTAAACTCTTTAGTTGAAAAGGCTTACGGTGTTATCATGAATGTGCCTCTATTATTAGAAGCAAAATTAGGTAATAATTGGCTTGACATGTCTGACGTTTAGGGTATAACTAATCATCTTTAACTTAAATAAAGGAGTAAGTATGAATACTGAACTAGCAATACAAAATGATCTTGGTATGTCTTTAGCAGAGGCTATTGGTGTAGCAAACATGGGTGGTGAAACAAAGAGCGTATCCCTGCCCCGTGTTAACCTTACCCATAACGGTATCATGGGTAGCATCGAAGTCAACGGCAAGTCTGTAAAGACTGAGGTTGTACCTTTGGGTGCTTACAAGATTACATTATCGGAAGACAATGTAGTGTATAGTGTAAGACCTAACATTCGTATCTTTGCTGTACGTCAACAGTGGAGTAAGTGGAACTCCAATGAAGAAAGCATGATGAAGACTGTCATGAGTACAGACCTAAAAGGCGACCTTAAGGATAACATGGGTACGTTTAACTTGGGTAGACCCTCTGGTTATATCCAGGATTGGGATTCTGTAGACGATAAAACTAAGGAGTTGATTCGTGGAATAAAACGTAAGAAGATTGTCTTTGGTATGTTGACAGCTAATGATTGCACTGATGAAGAGGGTAATCCTGCTGATGCTATCATTGACCCTATTCCGTTTGTGTTTGAAGTTTCACCTTCAAGTACTAAAGCACTAGACACTGCAATAAACACACTGAAACGTAAGAACGTCTTACCTATTCAGTACACGTTTATTCTTGGTGCTGAAGAAGTTAGGCCAACTAAGGGTAATGCATACGCTATAATGACACTGGAAGGTGGTGATTTAGTAGACCTCACCTCTGAAGATCAAACTAACTTGAAGAACTTCATGGAGTACATTGAGTATCAGAACTCTTACATCTTACAGCAGTGGGATGAAAAGAACCAAGAGACTATCTCTGGTGAAGATGCAGATGTAGTTGCTGAGTTTGTAAACGTAGAAGAGACAGACTAATGAACCACCATGCTGAACTGGCTGTCTACAACTTCCTTGCTCGCGCAGGTAAGGGTGAGACAGAGATGGCTGAAGACATTCGCAAGCAAGTTGCTGCTGATGTTGAGGCTGCACTAGAGAAACAGTTCAGCAGTGGGCCACGTGACAATTTTAAACTTAGGATGTCCAACATTGGGCGTCCTACTTGTCAGTTGTGGTTTGAGAAGAATGAACCCCAAGAAAGGACACCTCTACCTCCACACTTCTTGATCAACATGATTATAGGAGATATTGTAGAGGCTGTCTTTAAGGGACTTCTTCGTGCTGCTGACGTTGACTTCAAGGATAATGATACAGTTACACTAAAGCTAGGTAGTGGTGTTGAGATCAACGGTGAGTATGACATGGTTATGGATGGCAAGGTGGATGACGTTAAATCTGCAACTCCTTGGTCATACCAAAATAAGTTTGCTTCCCTAGAAGCACTGGCACAAGGTGATGGCTTTGGGTATATCCCTCAGCTAGTAGGCTATGCCGCTGCAGCAGATCTTGATGTTGGTGGCTGGTGGGTAATCAACAAAGGTACTGGTGAGTTCAAGTATGTAGATGCATCAAATGTAGATACTGATGAAGTACTACAGCGCATCGAAGACACAGTGTCTTACATCAATGAGGACAAGCCTTTCAAGCGTTGCTTCAAATCAGTACCTGAGACATTCTATCGTAAGCCTACAGGTAACCTTAAGCTTGATCCTGACACCTGTGGTTTCTGTTCATTCAAGCACAAGTGTTGGCCTAACTTGCAGACACTACCTGCTGTTAAGTCTACTGCTCAGAATCCACCTATGGTAGACTACGTGTTTGTTGATCCTGCATACTTAGAGGGTGACATTGACGCAGCGTAGACACTTGAAAAGCTATCGCAGTGGCCTTGAGAAAGAGGTTGCTGCGTGGCTAAAGAACAATCAGAAGAAAGTCAGATACGAACAGTTAAAGGTGGAGTGGGAAGACTTAAAGTATAGAATCTACACGCCTGACTTTGTGCTTGACAACGGCATTATTATTGAGACTAAGGGTATCTTTAGTAGTGCAGACAGGCGCAAACACCGTGAGGTACAAAGGCAGCACCCTGAGTTAGACATTAGGTTTGTATTTAGTAATGCAAACTCTAGGCTTTACAAAGGTGCTAAGTCTAGGTACTGTGATTGGTGTGACAAGTATGGATTTCTGTGGGCGCACCGTGTAATACCTGAACCCTGGCTGAAAGAACACGGCAAAGAAATAAAAGCTAAACGTATACACGTTAAAACAAAAAGGAAAACATGATGGGCTATGAATTACAAGACGATGAAGTTGCTATTATTATACGCCCAAGGGACTACGAAGAAGATTGGGGCGGTGACGTAGCTATTAATTTAGTTTCGTCTAAGGACAGTCCAGTACCTATAGTAGTGATGGCACAGGTAATAAACATAGCTACCATGATGTCAGCCTTTATTGATATAGCTTCTGATAATCCTGATCTATATGACTTGGTTGAAGAACATCGTAACTATCTACTAGGCTTTGATCCACAAGAAGAAAAAGAAGATGATAGTGGAGAAGAGCTTGAAGTTATACGTACTGGTAACGTATATACATTGAGCAAGTGGAGTAAGACAGAGGGTAACGCATGAAAATAGAACCTAAAATAACTAAAGACATAGACCCTGTGAACAAGCCTATGCACTATAACCAAGCAGGTATAGAATGTATAGATGCTATTGAAGCTATGACAGAGAACATGTCAGGCTACCTAGCACCGCAAGCAGCTAATGTATTGAAGTACATGTGGCGATGCGAATACAAGAATGGCTTGGAGGATATAGATAAGGCTATCTGGTATCTTAAACGTATGCGTAAGCGCTGGGTGGAGAAGCACAAGTGAAAAAGTTTTACGTATCCTTTTATCTTACAGTAGAAGAAGACAACACTATCTTGTCCTTGTGTTCTGATGCACATGAGGATGACATACAGGAAGTTATACGTCATATCATATACGATATAGACGATGTCAAAATACACAACTTAACGGTGAAAGAGAAGACATGATAAGCCAAGATGATATAGATGCGTTCAAGCGCTTCAATGATGTAGACTACTTGATGAATGAGTATCAAGACATGGCTGCATCTACTGCTATCTACAAGACAGAACATCAGGTGTTATACCCAGCGCTGGGCTTAGCTGCGGAAGCTGGTGAGGTAGCAAACAAAGTAAAGAAGATCTTACGTGACGGTAACTTTGATCGTGAGGCAATAGCAGATGAGATAGGAGATTGTCTCTGGTATATTGCAGCACTGTGCCGTGACTTGAATGTGGATCTATCTGACATAGCTAGAAACAATTTAGCCAAACTAAAAGACCGTAAAGAAAGAGGAACCTTAAGGGGGAACGGAGATAAAAGA